AAATAAAAATTCTTTTAAAGGAGATACTACTAAGCCTTTTTCTATAGAATTTAAAGATATAGATGAGTCTATAATGTATTATTTTCAAAATGTTATCAAACCTTTTGTAATACAAAATGGACAAAGAGTAGCTGTTCCTGTTATATATGGTTCACCTGAGAGATGGAAATCTATTCAACGTGATGGATATTATAGAGATAAGGAGGGAAAGATTATGGCCCCCATAATAATGTTTAAAAGAAATTCTGTTACTCCTGTTAAAGGTCAATATAATAAATTAGACGCTAATAATCCTATTAATGTAGCATATTTTCAAAAAAGATATAATAAGCAAAATGCTTATGATAAATTTAATATTCTTAATAACAGAGTTCCTATAAATGAATTTTACGCTGTAGTTGTACCAAACCATGTAACAGTTAGTTATAGCTGTATTGTTATGACTTATTATATGGAACAACTTAACAAAATAGTTGAATCAGTTACATATGCTTCTGATTCATATTGGGGTAATCCTGAAAGATTCAAGTTTAAAGCTAATATAGATTCTATAGCTACTGTTACAGAATTGACAGATGGTACAGATAGAATAGCTAAAGCTACTTTTGATATTAGTATGAATGGATATATTATACCTGATATCCCACAAAAAGATTTAACAGTAGATAAAAAAGTATTTAGTACTGGTCAATTTATAGTTGAGACTGAAACTGTTGTTGATATAAATGGTATTAATAATCGCCCTCAAAAATCAATTAACATAAAAAATCCTCAAAACACAGACACAGGAAATTTTTGAGAAAAACTCTGATATTTATAGAAAACACAAAATATTTATATTATGAGTGACCAAATACAGTTATCCCAAGAAGAGCTTGAGAATATCAAGCAGTTACAAACTACTCAACAAAATTTAATTAATAATTTTGGACAAGTAGAATATCAATTACAAGTGTTAGAAGCTCAAAAAGACAAATTAATTGAATCTTTGACTCAATTGAGAGAAGAAGAAGTTAATTTGGGAAAATCATTGACTGAAAAGTATGGTAATGGTTCTATTGATTTAGAATCAGGACTATTTACAAAAACCTAATAAGAATTAAACACATAAAACAACATGGCAGAACAAATAGTATCACCTGGTGTATTTACAAGAGAAAATGACCAGTCATTTATAACTCAACAACCGGTACAGGTAGGTGCCGCTATTGTTGGTCCTACAGTTAAAGGACCAGTTGAAATTCCTACTGTAGTAACTTCATACAGCCAGTATGTTAATAAATTTGGTACTACTTTTGTTAGTGGAAACCAAACTTACTCTTATCTTACCTCAATTTCCGCTTATAATTACTTCCAAAATGGTGGTACTACTTTATTAGTGACTAGAGTGGTTAGTAAATCAGCAGACTGGACTTCTGCTACAAGTACAACCCCTCAAAATAATGTACCTACAGTAACTGGTAAGCCCGCCACAGGATCATTTACATTTAGCAATGTTGGAGCCTCATCTACTTTAGGTCCTATTGGTCTTAAAATCAATTACAACAATACCAACTACTATTTCTTCTCAGGTTCAGGAGCAGATGTTCCTGCTTCAAATTATTACTGGTATACTACAGCAGGGTTGGATGGTTTAGTAACTGAGATTAATAATAATGCTTCAACCTATTTTAGTGCTTCTTTTAATTCTGATATCCTTAGCATCTCAGCTTCATTTAATGGAACTGCTGGTAATAGTATCACAGTTGAAACAGGATCTTTTATAGATCTATTTACTGACACAACTGATATTCAAACCACATTAGCTGGAGGGGTTGATACTGTTGGAAATGCTGCCTTTACCCTTAAGACTATATCTGAGGGAACTATTATGAATAGTAGTGGATCTGAAAACTCAGCTGGGGCTTTAACAAATGGAACTTCAGACAATGTCAGATGGGAAATTTCACAAGCTAACACAGGTTCAGGTACATTTACTCTATTAATTAGAAGAGGAGATGATGTAACTAATGAAAAAGTTATTCTTGAAACCTTTGCTAATATATCTTTAGATCCTGAGCAGGATAATTATATAGCTAAAATAATTGGTGATACTTACCAACAAGTAGTAACTGATTCTGATGTTAACACTTATGTTCAATCAGTAGGAAACTATCCAAACAATAGTAACTATGTTTATGTAGCTTCTATAACCCCAACTCCTAATTACTTTGATAATAATGGAACAGCTAGATCTGAATATACAGCTTCTATCCCTGTTTTAGGTAGTGGTTCATTTACTGGAGGTACAGGTGATATTTTGTCAGCTACAAATAACTTTTATGAAGGTATAAATGCTAATACTCAAGGTTTAGTAGCTGCTTCATATACTACAGCTCTTAGTTTGTTAGCTAATAAAGAAGAATATTCTTATAAAGTAATAACAGCACCAGGCTTATTAAATGAATATCACGCTAGTCCTTTAGGTATTCTTGTTACTAATACACAAAATAGAGGAGACGCCATAGCTGTTGTTGACTTAGTAAGGTATGGAGCTACTATAAGTGAAACTACAACACAAGCTGGGAGTTTCAATTCTAGTTATGCTGCTACATACTGGCCATGGGCTCAAATCTTTAACCCTGATACTGGAAAGATCAATTGGGTACCTGCTTCAACTTTAATTCCTGGTGTTTATGCCGCTAATGACGCTTCAGCTGAACCTTGGTTTGCTCCTGCTGGTATAAACAGAGGAGGATTAGCTCAAGTCATTAGACCTGAAAGAAAGCTTCAAAGATCAGAAAGAGATACATTATATGAAGATAATGTAAACCCAATAGCTACATTCCCTGCTACAGGCCCAGCAGTATTTGGTCAGAAAACACTACAAAGAAAAGCTAGTGCTCTTGATAGAGTTAATGTTAGAAGATTGTTAATTGAGCTTAAGAGCTTTATTGGTCAAGTAGCTAACAACTTAGTATTTGAACAAAATACAGCTGCTACAAGAAATGCTTTCTTAGCTCAAGTTAATCCATATCTTGAAAGTGTTCAACAAAGACAAGGTGTGTACGCCTTTAAAGTTGTTATGGATGACTCAAACAATACTCCTGATGTAATTGATAGAAATCAGTTAGTTGGTCAGATTTTCATCCAACCAACTAGAACAGCTGAATTTATAATACTTGATTTCAACGTATTACCAACAGGAGCTGAGTTCCCAGCCTAATAATTAAGAATTTAAATATATAATATTTATAATAAAATACAACAATGGCAGTACTAGATCCAAACGAAATATTTTTCACACCGTTTGAACCCAAACAGCAAAATAGATTTATTATGTATATGGATGGATTTCCTAGTTACTTAGTAAAAGCTGTTGGTGCTATAACAGTAACACAAGGAGCTCTTGAACTCAATCATATTAACATTCAAAGATTTGTAAAAGGTAAAACAAAATGGAGTACTATAGCTTTCACATTGTTTGATCCTATCACACCATCAGGTGCTCAAGCTGTAATGGAATGGGTAAGATTACACCATGAATCTGTAACCGGTAGAGATGGCTACTCAGATTTCTATAAAAAAGATCTTACATTTAATGTTTTAGGTCCTGTAGGTGATGTAGTATCTGAATGGATTATTAAAGGAGCTTTAATTACTGAATCAAATTTTGGTGAATACAATTGGGATAATGATGGAATAATTAATTTATCAATGACAGTTCAACCTGATTATTGTGTATTAAATTTCTAATAAAAATAACTATTGAAAGAGAGCGCGATTTATCGCGCTCTTTTTTATTCTCATATATTTATAATAAACAAAGTTATTAAAATGTCAACTGATAAATTAAAGTTACCCACTGAAATTATAGAACTACCTTCAAAAGGTCTTTTATATTCAAAAGATAATCCTCTTTCTTCTGGTAAGATTGAAATGAAGTATATGACTGCCCGTGAAGAAGATATTCTAACAAACCAGTCTTACATTCAAAATGGTACTATGATTGATAAATTACTTCAATCACTTATAATTACTAAATTTAATTATGATGACCTTTTAATTGGAGATAAAAATGCTATTTTAATAGCTGCTCGTATCTTAGGTTATGGTAAAGATTATGAATTTACTTACAAAGGAGAAAACCATACAGTTGATCTAACCCAACTAGAAAACAAACCTCTTGATGAGTCTTTATTCACCCAGGGTCTAAATGAATTTTCTTATACTTTACCTCATACAGGCACTGATGTAACTTTTAGACTTTTAACTCATGGTGATGAAAAAAAGATTCAAAGTGAATTAAAAGGTTTGAAAAAAATTAATCAAAGTAATCCTGAAGGGTCTACTAGATTAAAATATATTCTAACTTCTGTAGGGGGAAATAGGGAACTTAAAGATATACGAGAATTTGTAGATAATTATCTACTAGCCAAAGATGCTCGAGAATTTAGAAATTACATAGTTAAAATTCAGCCAGATGTTGATTTAACTTTTTTTCCCGATAGTGGAGATGGACCTCTCCCCCTCCCAATTGGTCCAAGCTTTCTTTACCCTGACATCTGAAGAGATAGTTATTCATAGGAGAAATTTGTTTACTCAAATTCATGAAATAGTATTTCATGGGCAAGGAGGATATGATTGGGAAACTATATATAATATGCCCATTTGGCTTAGAAAATTTACATTTGATAGGATAAATAAATATTATAATGATAAACATCAAGCTCAACAAGCCCAACAATCTAAAAATCCAAATAAAAAAACTATTATAGATTCTACAGGTAAAATTAAAGCGCCTGAGTTTTTAAAGACCCCTACTTATAAGTAAGGGTCTTGTTTTTTTATATTTATAACAAAATTTCCTAATATGGCTATTAATGATGAATTAAATGAGACAAGAAATTCTTTTAGAGATATTGACTCATCTCTTCAAAGTATAAATGCTTCTCTTCAAACTGATATAGCTGGGCTTATGGGTCAACTTACAGGCCCTGCTAAAGTTTTGGTTAAATCTTTAGGTCAAGACTTAACTAAAGCTGTTAGTATATCTAATAAATCATTAAATGAACAAGATAAGATTATAAATAAAATAACTAGAGGACAAAATGCTTCTAAGGATATAGCTAAAGAAATTGAAAAAATTGAACAGCAAAAACAAGTTATTTTAAGAAAAATTGAAGTTTTAGAAAGAAATGGTGTTAAACTTACTGATGAACAGAGAAAAAATTTATTAAATAATTTAGATGCTCAACTATCTATTTTGGGGACTTTACAAGACCAAAATGATGAGATGGTTGATAGTACTGGGTTGTTAGGAAGATTAGTTGGTGATGCTTCTGGGCTTTTTAGATCTTTAGGAACCTCAGGAGAATCAGCTGAACTTTTAGGGGGGGCTTTAGAAAATGCCAGAGCCAGTGGAGGAGGAATGGCAAGTGTTGCTAAAAATTTTGCTAAAAATATAGCTGGGGCTATTAAACCAACTGATATAGTGGTGATGGCATTAAAAGCTAGTTTTGAAGCTTTAAAAAAAATAGATACAAGAACAGCTGATTTCCAAAGAAATTTAGGTTTAAGTAAAACTGAGGCTATTGGTTTTAATGATGAATTAGCTGCTACTGCCTTAGCCAGTAATACTATAGGGGTTAATGTTGATACTTTAACTAAAACAGTTGGAGACTTAAACAGTGCTTTAGGAGGTACTGCTGTCACATTTAATTCTGAACTTTTAGAATCAGCTACATTTTTAAGAGAAAGACTTAAATTATCTGAAGAATCTCTAGCTAATATGACTATGCAGTCTTTAGCTACTGGTCAATCTTTAGAAAGTCTTAAAGATACTCAATTAGAAACTTTAGTAGCTGCTGAAAAAGAATTTGGGATGAGATTCAACACTCGCCAAGTATTAGATGAAGCTAATAAAATATCAGGAGCTTTAAGATTAAACCTTGAAAAAGCACCAGGTGGTTTAGTAAAGGCTGTAGCTCAAGCTAAGATGCTTGGATTGAATATAGAACAAACAGCTAAAATGGCTGGTAAATTACTTGATTTTGAATCAAGTATTGAATCTGAATTAGAAGCTGAATTATTGACAGGTAAAGATCTAAATCTAGAGCAGGCCAGATTGTTAGCTTTAAAGGGTGACACAGCTGGTGCAGCTGCTGAGATAGCCAAACAAGTTGGGAGTTCAGCTGAGTTTGCTCAAATGAATGTTATAGCCCAACAATCTTTAGCTGAAGCCGCGGGTCTAACTGTTGATGAATTAAGTGACGCCTTAAGAAAACAAGAGGGAATAGCCTCCCAAGCAGGTGAAGCTTCAGACAGAACAGCTGAGCAGGCTGAAAATGCAGCCACAGCCCTATCAGCCCAAGAAAAATTAGCAGGAGCTGTTGAAAAATTAAATGGACTATTAGAATTTTCAGCTATAGCTGTAGGAGTATTTTTAGGAGCTTTAGCTGGTTTCTTCTTATCAGGAGGACCCCTTAACCCAGCCGCTCCAATGATTGCCCTTGCAGCTGGTGCTGCTGGTGGTGTAGCTATAGCTGGGCTTTTGCAAGCTAGAAAAGGAGATGACGTTATGTCAGAAGGAGGATACGGCAAACGCACCCTCTTAGCCCCAGAAGGAGCTATTAAATTAAATGATAAAGATACTGTAATAGCAGGAACTAATTTAGGGGGTGAGGGAGGAACACAAGCTCCTGTATCATCTCCCTCAATAGATTTAAGTCCATTATTAGCTAAAATGGATCAAATGAATACTATCTTAAATCAAATTTTATCTAAAGAAGGTACTATAATGTTAGATAGCACTAAAGTGGGTACTGCCTTAAATGTTGGATCTGCTAAAATGCAATAATTAAATATTTATAAACATGGCACTAATTAATCAATTACTTAACCAAGGATCAATTTACTCTAATTTAGATGGAGGAGATGCTAAAGTCCCTAACCTTAGAGGTTCTAAATTACATGATGAGTATTCTCTAAATGGAAAACCTAGATTAAAAAATAAACCTTCTCCTTCTATTCTAGATTTAGATGGTAAAACACCTTCAAATAATTATAGAAATAACGCTCCTGAGGGGAGGGCTTTTTGATTAAATGCCTTTAATTGATCTAAAAACAAATCTCAAGTCCTTAAAATATGGACTCGATAGACCTAATATGGGTAGTAGTAAGGAACCTTTCATTACTAAACCCATACCAGATGAAAGACTAATTGATATTCCTGATTTTATATTAAGAGATGGAGCTTTAAGAAGGGGAGTAGAGGATGTTTCTAGATTAACTAAATTATTTACTACTTTTAACGGGCTTAGATTTATAACTAATACTAATCTTTTAGCAGCCCAAAACCCAAGAATACCTGGGGATCCAAGAAATATATATTCTCCTCTTAATACTTTAGCTCAAGTTGGAGTAAATGCTATAGGAGCCCATCTTAACCTTTTAGGTGAAACTCCTATTGATTTACCTAGTGTAAATATTAATTTAGGTAATATTTCTTTTAATATAGGAGGAGAAAAATATAATACCCTATATAAAAATTCTTATTCTCAACCTGATTCCAATAGATTAGTTTTACTCCAAAAATCTAAAATTGGAAGTGCTTTTATAAATAATACCCCACCTCCACCCCCACCCCCTGGTTCTTCCCAATCTCCATTCTTAGGAGATACTGGGGTATTATCGGATGCTGTAGGGATTTTTGGTCCTCGGGCTTTTGGTCAAGGACTTATATCTTCTCTTTCTAATATTCTTAATCCTTCTTTAACAGTAGCTGAGGCTTTTAAAGCTAAAGATTATGGTATAGCTGTTTTAGATAATGATCTAATTTTAAATTATGCTGGAGGTCCTGGGGCTGGTATTACTGGGTTAAAAACAAAAGTAAAGCGATCTACTTATACCATTGGTAGTGAAGGATATATTTCTCCTGCTCCTATAGAAGGAGGCCAAAATCCTAAAGATTTAAGAACCTATCAAGTTGGAAGAAAAAAACCAATAACCTATGGTAAAGATATTGAAGCTGAAGAAATAAACGCCACTAGATACCTAGGAGCCTCTAACTTATACCCAGGGATAGAAACAGGTATTAATGAAGAGGGAGATCCTAATGATATTAGATTTGGTGTTAAATATGGACAAGGTTTAGTATCAAGTCAAGATAAAACAGTTATATACCCTACTTATACTGATGTAAGTCGATCTAGAAATTTTATATCAAATCCAAATTTCACACAAAATAAATATGGTAATTTGGATAATAGTGGGAGTTATGAGGAGGATAAATTTAGTAAAAATAATACTCAAGAACTTCAAAAACCTTTATTTAAAGGCACAACATATACTAATGTTTCTGACACAGCTCCTGATGATCAATTATTTAAATTTTATTTAAACTTAATTGAAGCTAATACCCCAGGAACTAACCAATATTTATATTGGCAAGCTTATGTTGATGGTTTTTCTGATGGTATAAAAGCTAATTATAGTGAATATAATTATGTTGGCAGAGGTTACCCTTTATACAAATATGATAAATTTGGTAGAGACATTAGTTTGAGTTTTACTATAGTTACCCCTAATCCTAATCAAATGTTAGTTATTTATAAGAGATTAAATAGATTAATAAGATCTTTAGCACCTAATTATAGTAGTGATGGATATTTACGTGGAAATTTTGTTAGACTTACATTTGGAGATTATTTAAATAATGTTCCGGGTATATTAAAAGGCTTTTCATTAAATCCAATATTTGACGCTGGTTTTGGGTTAGATAATAATCTTCAATTACCTATAGCTATTAAAGTTGATGGATTTAATTTCACACCTATAGCTTCTAATGATAATAGAATTGTAGATATAGATTCTAGCTTTATTAGTTTACCCGCTGATCCTACATTTCAATAATAATGAATAGATATATTAACATACCTATCTTAACAACTTCTAAAGGAAAAAGATATTACGCTGGGGCTAGATATCCTGAAGTGGCTTATAGAGATACTGATTTTTATGTTATCTCACAAGAAGAAGATAGGTATGATTTGTATGCTAATGAATATTATGATGATCCTTCATTATGGTGGATAATACCAATGGCTAACCCTAAGTTACCCTTTAATACATTATATCCTCCTTTAGGACAACAAATTAGAATCCCAGTTGAGATAACTGAAATTCTCTCAGATTATGGATTATTAAATAGATAAAAGTTATGGGAAAAATAATAGGTGAAAGTTTTGATGATTATGTAAAAAATCAAGTTGATATAAGACAAAAAAAGTTAGGTTCTTTTCAACAAGATAATGATATCTTAACTTATATAACTGGAAAAACTTCTTGGATCAGATTAACCTCAGGAGTAGATATAAGTGAAGATAAGTGTAAAGAATTAGGTATAAGTACAAATTTTCAAGGAAGTGAATTAGCTAAGAAATATATTCTTTTCAATGGAGTAGCTTCTTATAATAATAATGGCACAACCACCTTAAAAGAAGGTCTCCCTGAAGGTGGTTACCCAGGGTTAGGATCTTCAGCTGCTTATGGATTTAACTCAGCTGCTAATTTTGGTTTGGTTCCTCCTCCAGGTATAGAATCAATAGAAGTAATACCTAAAAATAGAGGTTCTTTAAGAACCGCTACTATTAATATAAAATGTTTTAATAGAGAACAATTTACAATTATTGAAACTTTATTTTTAAGACTAAAATATACATTATTATTAGAGTGGGGCCATTCTGTTTATTTTGATAATGGTGGTACTTTAGTAAAAAATCCTATCAATGGTGTTTATAAACAATTTCTTAAATTTGATCCCTCTCCTCAAACTGAGGAAGAAAAAGAAACTCAAGCTGCAGCTGAAACTTTTACAGGAAATGCTTTTACTCCTGTGAACAATCCCGAAGCTGTTCAACAACAAGTGGCTAATCAAACTGTAGCTAATCAAACTAGGATTTTAGATTTAATTAAATCCCAACGTAAAACTAGTGATGGTAATTATGATGGTTTTTTGGGTTGGGTCACAAATTTCTCTTGGAAATTAGAAGCAGGTAATGTTTATAGTATCACTATTAAAGCTACCACTTATGGAGATATAATTGAATCTTTATCAGCTACAAACGCTGTTGCTAAAACTACTGTTCCTGAGGGGGAAGTTGAGTTAATTAAAGGTGAATCTTCTCCTTTAGGTTTAGCTTTACTTCGATTTAAACAAAGAATGGATAGTCTTGGAGGTCAAGCTACTACTAATGGTTTAAGATATACATTTGGAGATTATGGTAAAGATTTAAATCAAATTAAAGATATTATTAAAGCCGCTAACATACCATATGATCCTGGTTCTTCTGGGAAAGAAACATTTGAAAGGGCTATTGTTAAAGTATTTGATGTTGGTTTTTTTGGTGGAGAAACTGTTAGTGCTTATTATATAAAATTAGGATTTTTACTTTATTTAATTCAAAACTTTTTTTATAAGTATGATATTAAATCTAACCCAAATAATCCCCCACCTATAAATAGATTTGCCTATAGGCCAGGTGATAATTTTATTAAGCCTGATAATTATCCAAGTACATGCAATTTAACCAATGAACTTTTTTCAGTTAACCCAAAAATTTGTATAGTCCCTTCTTCTGTATCAGTTGAAACTGGGGGCCTTTCAACTTCATATGTAGATTTAAATACAGTATCAGGAAGTGGAGTACCTGGTGGAGGAACAAAAAGAGTAATTAGTAATGAAACTGCCAATTTAGCTGATTTAAATGACCTTACAGGAGTAACAGCTGGGGATAAATATCACTTTTGGTCTTTAAAAAATCAAGGCAAACAAGCAGGCCTTACTATGCATATTCAATTAAACATTGATATGATTCTTCAGGTCCTAAATGAAAATGTTGATGAAGAAGGTAATATAGCTTATATAGATTTTTTACAATCCATTTTATCTAACATCAATAAAGCTTTAGTAGGAGTAACTAATTTAACTTTATTTTATGATGAAAATGTTAACACATATTTTATAATAGACGAAAATTGTACTTTAGCTCCTAAAAGTTTTGGAGAATCTGATGAAAAACCTACTGAGATAATCATTGGTACTTTAAAAGAAGGAAAAGGAAGTTTTGCTTTAGAAGCTTCAATTGACAGTCAAATTACAAATAAATTAGCTTCTCAATTAGCTATAGGAGCTCAAGCTAATAATCAAGATGTTGGGGCTAATACTTTTGCTATATCAACATGGAATGCTGGTTTGACTGATAGAATCATTAGCTCTAAAGCTGTAAATTATTCAAATAATACCCTACCCCAAACAGCTTTTGAGTCTACTTTTAATAAACAAAAATTAGGACAAATACTTAAGAGATATATAAATTTATCACTTACAGATGAAGATATAACTGAACTTCAGGGTTTAGGGAAAGAATATATTACAGTACAAAGAGATATAGCTGTTCAAAGTGGTAATTTAGCTTCTAACTTTTTTATTCCCATATCGCTTAATCTAACCTTAGATGGAATAGCAGGACCTAAAATATTCCAAAAATATACTATTAACGATATTATTTTACCTAGAAATTATGAAAATAATATTGAATTTATAATTAAAGGAATAGCTCATAAAGTTGATAGAAGTGGGTGGACTACTACTTTAGAAAGTTTAAGTATTCCTAAGCCTAAAGATGTTAATTATATTTCTACAACACCACCCCCATCTTCTTCTCCTCCTAGTAATCAAAATTGGATATCAAATTTACAAAAATTTGAAAGTGTTAATGGAGGTAATACTAATCCTTGGAGTGCTGCTTTTATAAGTTATATAGCTTCAAAAGCTATACCTTCATTTCCTAGGGCAGGTGCTCATGCTGTATACGCTAATTCTATTAGAATACTTAAATCAGGTTGGAAAGTTTTAGACCCTGATAAAGAAGCACCAGTAGTAGGAGATATTATTATAGCTAATAGACAAAATAATAGAAATAAATTTAATTCTCCTACTTGGGTTTCTCCTACCCATGGTGATATTGTAACAAGTGTAACTTCTACCAAGATGGAAGCAATTGGAGGTAATTTAAGTAACACAGTTAAAGTTAATCCATTTGAATTAGGTTCTGGAAGGCTTATAAATAGAAGGGCTTCTAGAGAACCAAATGGTGTTTTTGTAATTTTACGATATGAAAGCACTCCGGCTAGAGAATTAATGGCTAAATACGCTATAGAAGAAAAAAATCTTTGGAATGGTAAATCTGCTACAGATCCTAATTTACCTGAGAGTTTAGCTAGGAGATTATATGAATATTATATAGCGGGTAGAATGAAGCCCCCATCTGATGCTACTCCTCCCTAATAAAAATATTTATATGTATGCCTTACATCCCAAAAAGTAGAATCCAAACTAATCTTTACACAGCTGGGGGGGAATATTTGACTGCTCAAGATAACCAAAATTATATAGGCTATTACCATAAAACCTATAAAGGGAGTCTCTTCACAGGCAAAAGCCCAGATGATAAGCCTATTAGACCCTTAATACCTGCTTTTAGTTCTATTGAAGAAGAAAATTTACCCTATAAAATATCTATTTTCCCTTCAGGGGATACTCTAAAATTTTCTAGATTAAAAAATATTAATTTTGATTCTACTTTAAATTCTCCCCAACTCCATTTAACCCAACCAACAGAACAAGATTATAAATTAGGAGAATTTAGAAGATATTTTTGTAAAAAACGTAACGAATTTACTTACCTAGAAATCTCTTCTTCAGACTATAATAAAATTGTTAGTCAAGATCCTACTATAGATTTTATATCCTGGTTTCCTTTTAATATTCCTTGGTCATTAACAGGTGATAAAGATAAAGTAGGTCAAACTAATAAAAATATAGTTTTATTACAAATAAATAAAGATAAATTATACGGTTTTGATAAGTACTTAAAAGGAGATTATCTAAAATACTATAAAGCTTAAATATTTATTACTAAACCCCCTATAACAACATGGCTGAAAGGTTTAGAATAGACTTAGGCTTTCCTGCTTTATATGCGTCTCTATCAATGGATACCCAAGGTATCACTGATGGAGTTGTAGTATATGATAAGGAAAGACAACAATTATTTTATACAGGGAGTTATGGGGGAGGAGGAGGTGGAGCGGGGGTATCTAGTTTAGAAGGATTAACAGGAGCTATAGATTTAATAGCTGGTTCTGACATTACCATTACAACTGGGAGTGGTACCATTACAATTTCTGGTACAGGTGGAGGAGGAGATGGGTATTGGGAATTAATAAGTAATAACATTGTTAATAGTGGAAGCTTAGATGTATTAATATCATCTGCTTCATTAACTATTGATCAATCCACCACCAAACCTTCAGATGATATTTTTATAATTAAAAGACAAGGTGTAACTAAGGTAAAAGTTAACAATCAAGGTGTATTTACTTTAATGCCTACAAGTAGTTTTCCAACAGCAGTAACCGGTGGGATAATTTATAAAGATAATGATTTTTATTTTGGATATTTATAATATTTTCCCCTCCTATCCCATATTTATAACATGTAAAATACTATAATCATGTCAAGTTTTCAAGAAATTAGAAATCTATTAAAAAGAGAAGAACCTGTTGAACAATCTCAACAACCTCTTCCAAATTTACAACTTGAAGAAGCTAAATATCTATTGGCTTTAATAGCTCGTTCTGACTTTAAAGGGCAAGATATCCAAATTGTATATAATACTGCTTTAAAATTACAAGACATTATAAAAATCTTAAATTCTTAATTAAATGGCTGAGTGGAAAAAGGTAATAGTATCAGGTTCTAACGCTGAATTAAATAATATATTTGCTAGCGGGGCTATTACTGGTAGCCATATCAGCTCTAGTGGGGATTTATTTGCTTCACTAGCGACCGCTAGTACAACCAATGTTGTAACTTACGACACATCAACAGGTAAATTCCATTATACCGCTTCTACTAATGTTGGTACTAATACTATAGGAACTCCTTCTGATACTACTTATGACGGGGGCTTATTTCCCTTTACCTCAAACACCCTTATAGCAGATGCTGTTGATGATATAAATGAAATTTTAGCTAGTTTAGTCCCAGCTGAAGCTCCTGCTTTACAATCTTTAGGTGATACTGAGACTAGTGGTTGGACTACTGTTAACTTAGCTTTTGGACCTTCTAATACCATATCAGGAGTTACTAATGTAGATCTTTTAGATACTTTAACTGCTCTTAATGTTAGCGGTACATATACTAGCACTACTTTACAAAGTGGTAGTACTTCTTATAGATTAGGCCTTAATAATTCCACCACCCTCCAGACTATCACAGGAAGACTTAACCTAACAGTAGCCCAAAATGGAGGTTCAGGTGGGTCAGCTGTTAACTATCCAGCTACAGCTTTTGGAGATGCTAATGTAGGAAAACTTTATCTATACCTTAATAGAACAGATTCCCAAAGTTTAGAAATTGATCTAGAATCCACCCCAGCAGCTATAACTGTTTCTAACACTTCAGCCTCAGTCACAGTAAGTCAAACTGCTTCTGCTTTCTTTGCGGGTGGATCACCTTATACAGGGTTTATAAATAGAACAGGTAGCTTTACTATAGAAATAGCCCACCAACTCCAAGGTATGAACTTCATAAAAATTATTCATACCTCCAGTACTTTTGAAAGAACTACCAAATATATCCAATGGATAAATGATACATCCAACCAATCTTCAACTGTCACTTCAACAGTTGGATCATTCACAGGTACTGGATTGAAATATAATTCTGGTGTAAAGTATTTTACAGGAGGCCAAATCGAATGGAGAGCTTCAGTTGATAACATTTATAATAGAGTTTATTCAACTAGTCCTACAGCTATAAATGTTGAAATAGATGGCCCCACAAACTTCTTTGAAGTAAATACTTTATACCAAAGTGGTTCAACTATTCGAACTAAAACTGGGGGTGCTTCTAGCCTTTCAGACTTTATAACATCAGCCTCTCAGGTTACAAATGCTCATTTATTTCCTTTAATATTAACAGCTTCTGTGTCTGGTGGAGCTTTAGTAAGTAATACTTATTCACTTGTAGTTGATAATGATGATACAGGTGAAGATTTAGTTATTCAAACTGATATATTAAGAACACCTAGAACAGCTTTAACTAACCAGGGACAACAATCTGTTAAAGGTTTGTTAATGGATAATAGAGCTATAGGACAACTTGAAACTAACCAGTCTGAAAGTTTTGTGGGTGAGTCTTACAGATTAGTCCCGGCAGCTTATGATACTCAAGCTTCTGTTATAAGTGCTATAGGAGGATGGGATTCCTCCCAAACTATAGTTGATGGTGGAGGAGCTAATTATAACAAAGGATTGTTAGTTATGCCTTATTGGGCTGATGGGGGACAAGAGTCAAATTCTAATGGTATGTTAGTTTACCCAAGTGGATCAACTACTTATTTACCCCAAGGAGGAAACTTCTCAGCATTTACTAATGGTCCTTCTTCTAATGTTAATTACAGTACAGGAGTGACAGGATACAGAACTTATTATAGAGCTTTTAAAAATGAAAGTTCTAATGACTTACAATCATTTAATATCATATTAGCTACCCATACAGGTACAATAACAGTTTTACCAACAGGTAGTGCCCTAGGAGCTAGTAATATTTACCTTGAAATAAAAGATCCAGGAGCTACAGCTTGGTTAGATTTAGGAGCAACCTTACCGCAAAATGCTAGTGATGATTTAACTGTGAATGGAGCTAGTGGAAGAAGTGGAACCTTACCTACCATAACAACATCTAATACAGCTATCACAGCTGTAATGGGAAACTCAGCTACTTCTAATGTTGTAGCTAATAATGATTATGTAGTTATAAAAGTAACAGCTAATGCTGGGTTTACTGGGTATTTAAAAACAATAAATATACCTTCTTTTTAAGAAATAAAATTTAATTTTATATAAATGGCTAACCAAAAAACAAACCTAACCCAAACAGTTATATCCTTTAAAAAACTTTCAGGGGTAACTAATACCTCAATGCTTAAAACAGAGTTAGGAGAAACTATAGCTTCTAATATTCAAATAGGAACTAATGTTGTTTTTGGTCAGACCCCACCTGCATCTCCTCCTACAACTATGTATGAGACTTCTAGTGGAGCTATAGTTCAAAGAGTTGAGTTTGATTTAGTTCCTGTATTTGGTACTACTTACATAGCTACAGCGGCAGATTCACAAGCTGAAAGTTCTACTTCAACTACTCACTCTTTTGCTTTAAAGTTAAAAAGTGATTATGAAACATTAGGTTCTGATAATCCAAAAGTAGGTACTCCTCCTTTTACTAATAATTATTTCGCTAGTGGTAGTGGAGGTACTCTTCAATTTGTACCCCCTTCTTTTGGTTTGGATTATCTTGTAGTATTAAAAAACCAAAATGGAACCCAAATCACCACAGGTGATGACATGGATTGGTATTTTGATTATTACTCTGGGATTCTATTTAGGCAAGATGGAGATAATACAACTATCCCAACCTCAGGTAGCGGTTATATCTATATTGGTAAATACGCTGATGAAGTAATTGCTAGTGGTAGTGGAGGTTCTGGTAATGGTTTCCCATTCTCAGGCTCAGCTGAAATAACAGGTTCTCTCACAGTTAGTGGTAGTGGAATAACAGTTGATGGAGGAGCAATAACACTTATAACAAGTTCTATAACCTCTGTAAGTAGTTCAATTAACTTTACAACAGGTTCTATAACTATAGATAATGGGTCTATAACTGCTCCAAGTTTTATAGGTACTGCTTCTTGGGCTAATAACGCCTTAACAGCTAGTAAAGTTACTGTAATTGATAATGAATCAACTGCCAATGCCTATGCTATTATATTTGCTGATCCTGCTACTGGGAGTGGGGTTCAGCTTCAAAGTGATGCTAGTACCTTCTCATATAACCCTAACTTAGGTCAAGTCCTTATAGGATCCCAAAGTAATTATACTCTTATAGGTTTTGATACTTTAACAACAGCGGGTGATGCTTCTTCTCCATATGCTTTATTAGATCAATCAGGGCAAACTGTAAATTTTGGTGCTAGTGGGGGAACTAATAGATTAAATATAAATCATTCTATAGTTAATATAACAGGTAATATAACAGCCTCTGTTATTAGTGCTAGTAGTGGTATAACTGGTTCATTATTTGGAACAGCTTCATGGGCTAATAATGTTATAACAGCCTCTCATGCCTTAACAGCTTCCTCTGTTAATACATTAAATCAAAATGTAACAATTAATGGTACATTAACAGCCTACACAGGTTCATTTAATGTACTCCAAGTAAACTACATTTCAGCTTCAGTTATATATTCCTCAGGTTCAAACGCCTTTGGAGATGAATTAACGGATACTCAAACATTATCTGGTTCTGTTTATGTTGTAGGCCCAAATTTCACTTGGAATGGTTACACGGTCATAACATCAGCTGATACAGGTTCAATGACTGTATCTAGTGCTAGTTATGCTTTAACAGCTTCATATGTTGAGACAGCTCAAACCGCTTCATATGTTCAAACAGCTCAAACAGCATCTTATGTCCAAACAGCTCAAACAGCATCCTATGTCCTAAACGCTGTTAGCGCTTCCTTCGCTTCAACAGCTTCATATGTTGAGACAGCTCAAACAGCTTCATATGTTGAGACAGCTCAAACAGCCTCATATGTTGAGACAGCTCAAACAGCCTCATATGTTGAGACAGCTCAAACAGCCTCATATGTTGAGACAGCTCAAACAGCCTCATATGTCCTTAACGCTATAAGTGCTTCTTACGCTTCAACTGCTTCTTATGTTGAAACGGCTCAAACCGCTTCATATGTTCAAACAGCTCAAACAGCATCTTATGTCCAAACAGCTCAAACAGCCTCATATGTTGAGACAGCTCAAACAGCCTCATATGTTGAGACAGCTCAAACTGCTTCATATGTTGAGACAGCTCAAACAGCCTCATATGTTGAGACAGCTCAAACTGCCTCTTATGTTCAAACAGCTCAAACGGCATCCTACGTTCTTAATGCTATAAGCAGTTCCTTTGCCTCAACTGCTTCTTATGTTGAAACGGCTCAAACTGCTTCATATGTTGAGACAGCTCAAACAGCCTCATATGTTGAGA